TTAATGGCATTGATATGTTTACGTGGTGGGTTCAGCAGGATGAAGCATTTCGGCTTAACATTGTGAACCAGTTCATCGTGATTATGGCTCAGGAAATTATGCAAGGTACGGCTGAGTAATGGCAACGTATTACGTCAGGACTGATGGTAACGATTCTAATACTGGTTTAGGGTCTACGACTGCGCTTGCGTGGCGCACCATTCAAAAAGCACTAGGTGCTACTGGCATAGGCTCAGGTGATACGGTCTATATCGCTCCTGGTCATTACAATGAAACCGTTACGATTGGTGGTACTTATTCATCTGAAACGCAGATTATTGGAGACCCAACAGCGTCACAGTTTCTGGGTGTAAATGCTGGATTTGTCAAACACAGTCAATATGCATCGACAAACAATACGGCGGCAACTATAACTCAGGTAATTGTTGGAGTCAGTAAGGACTTTTTGCATTTCAGAAACATCTATTTTGAAATTGCATCTCAAGCAGCTGTTTATAGCTTTACGATTTCCGGACGCAACAACAAATTAACATCGTGTGTTTTTGTTAATAATTTACAAAATTCAGCGTTATATCCAGACGTGCACTTGGGTGGAGTCGCAGGTCAAAATCTAAATGCTCAAGTCAACAATTGTATATTTTATGGCTTAAGGGTATTTTCATTTGCAGGCGCAGTTGCTGCGGGTGATGCTTCATCAATTACAAATTCAGCATTTATCCACGCTAGAAATGAAGCAATAACTCCATTTCAGGTTACGTGTAGTATTTATAATTGTTTGATATTAGGTGGTTCTACAACTTCTACTGGGATACGAAATTATGCCGGAACTACAACAACTGTACGAAACTGCTTAATTTCATTATGTACAACAGGAATAGTTAACGCAGGCACGCTGAATGCAGACAACACAAGACTTATCGGAAATCTTGCCAATGTATCAAACACTGGCACATACACAGCCGGAAGTAATGTCGTAACCGCAGGTACACCGGGATTAGAGTTTGGGTATTCATTGCTTCATAATCTTGTCAATCAGGTTATATTCGGCAGTGTGCCTAATAGCCCTAACGCATCATTCGGCACAACTAGTGGTGCGCCTGTAACGGATATGTTCGGTGTAGCGTGGTCTGGTACTTCACCAGATGCGGGAGCAATCACTAACAGAAGTATTGGAGCCGTTGGTCAATATCTTCCAACCGAGCGAAACGCTAGCACCATAACAATCGCTCCCGGCTCAACCTCACAATCCATCGAACTCTATCTAGGTGCTACAGGTTTGACCTTTGCCACATCCGGTCTAGCGGCATACTACGTACGCAATCAAAGCGCACCGGTGGCTATAACGCTGGTCACGCAGACAGCAACAGGCGCGTGGTCTTCTGGTGGCTTTGCTGAGATAAGTTCGAGCCTCGTGCCGGGCGTGTATCGGCTTGATGTGCCTAACGCTGCATTTGCGGCTGGCGCATCTGACGTTACGATCGTGGTCAGAGGTGCAAGCGGTACCAACGGTGCGGTAATGACGGTCACGCTGAGTAGTGGTGGCTTGACGGCAGCGCAGACGGCATCTGCTGTCTGGGATGCTCTCAGTGCCTCCTACACATCGGCTGGCAGTATGGGTGCTAGAGTCCTACAAACGACCGTTGATAACCGACCAGCTGAAGTTGGCGCAAGTAACCATATACATGCTAACGTCCACGCCATTGTTGATAACACTTCGGCTGCCACGGAGCTTAGAGGTGCTTTGCTTCACAACGGTACAGACTACATTTCCGCAGATCTTTTGACGCCAGTGTCAGCTGCGACCAGCGTTCACATCGGACCTTATCAACTCCTGGCTGATGGTCTCGGTGCAGATCAGCCACTCGATGTCAATGTCGGAACAGCAACAGACATCGATGTCCAGGTCACTGACGCGAATGGCACAGGAATCGACATCACTGGCGCTACGGTCACCGCGAAGGTTTACAACGCTGGTGGAACACTTGTGGCGTCGTATGCCGGCACTGCGACGTATGCGGACAATGGACGCCTGTCATTCGGTCTCACGACTACGGTCACGAACTCGTCTGGCACGTACACTGTAACTGTGACCAGGACAACCGGCGCGACAGACACGCAAGTTTTCGGTCCATTGAAACTCTATGTGAGGCCAGTATGAGTGTGAACATCATCAATGTGACCGAAGACCCGGAACAGGTTGTGCAGCTCGCAGCCTGGACGGGTGACTGGCACACGTACGTGGTGCGTCTGGTGGATTCAAACGGCTCACCGATTGACATCACGACAGGCACTCTCGCGGCGACATACACGAATGCCGCCACAGGCGTTGCGTATTCGTTCGGTGGAGGAAGCGCCACGCTCACGAAGTCTCTCTCCTCACAGGGCATCGTGACGGTTCTCAACCCCGCTGCTTATCCAACATCTGCGATGGTGCGTCTGACAATCTCGCTCACGGTCTCGACTACCGTGCGACGCTTCGGTCCACTGCTTATCGAGGTTCTGGCTCCGTGACCGTTAAGGTTGACCTCTCCGGGTTTGACGATGCGGAGCAACGTTTTCGCATGCTGGCTGTATTTCTCCAGAATGCGGTGAGTGCTTCGTATACCGGAATGATTGCACTGATGACTGGTCCAAAGTCTGGACGCAGATACAAAGTCGGCAGAACGACGTATCAAGCATCCGCGCCAGGACAAGCACCAGCTGTGAAAACTGGATTCCTGCGGACATCCATCACCATCAACAAGGTCAACGATTACGAGTATTTCATCAGTATCGCAGCTCCTTATGGCAAGATACTCGAGTTCAAGAAGAACAGACCGTTCGCAATACCTGCTAGCACGAAGGCATGGAATGTGTTCACTGGTGTAGTGAGGAAGTACTTCAATGGTTGAGTCTTTGGTCGTCGATGAGTGGATCTATGACACGCTCACAGCTGACGCAACGCTACAGGGACTGCTTGCAGTCGACAATCGAGCGCCATCGTACCAGCAGGGCATCTACCTGTATATGGCTCCCGAGAAGGATCCGATCAGCCTACGACAGCCACAGGTTCCATACATCGTGGTGCGTCACACTGATGGTGGCCAAGAGGATACGCAGTCAATGTGTGGCGGTCGTATCGTTACGAGTTCAGTACACCAGGTATGGTGCTGGGACACTCAAAGCGGTGCAGTCTCGATGGCGCGTGTCAAGGCCATCGTCGACAGAATCGATACACTGCTTAACAAGCAAAGTGTAAACAGCACGACGCCTGTATTCTTTTTAAATCGCACATCAGTCAACTCAAGCGTGGACGTCAGCCAGGATGGTCGCGTTGATAATGGCATCAGTCTTGTATTCGTTGCCACAATAACTCCAGAGGTATAACTATGGCCCGTCCGCTTCTCGCTAAAGATGTAACACTTACAATCACGTTCACCGCAGCCGCTTTGACTGGTGACACGACTGCACTTCCGACTACGACTGCGACATCAATCGTTTGTCTGGCAAAGTCATTCTCTACGACCATCTCACAAAACATGGTCAATGCTACTGCGCTCTGTGCCACTGTCGAGGCATCACTTCCAACAACAACCACAGGAACCGTAAACCTTGAACTGTACATCGACAACACTACTGGTCCTCTGTTCGTATCAAAACTCGGGTTTGGATGCGAGATTGATGTAGACTTGGATGGTGCTGGTTCAGTTGCCGGAAACGTCGTCAAGTACTTCGGCATGGTGACAGAAGCAGGACTAAGTCTAACCCCAGAGGAGACACAGACTGAGACTGCGACCATCAAACTTGGTGTAAGCGGAATCACTGGTCTTTCAGGATCATAATGAGTCAATCAATCTTCGATAGTATTCCAAAGGCTGAAGGTCGACCGAATCACGTAGTCGACATCGAGCGCTTCATTGGAGCGCCAGGTTCAATTACATTCCGTGAGCCAAAGGCAGCGGACCTGTTTCCACGACCTGAAGTCGAGAAGATGTTGAAGATTGCATTTCCTGAGTTTCCAGCTCAGATGCTCCAAATCCTGATGATCATGGCGCGATGTTATGTGATTCAGCCAGGTGATGGCGAAATCAATCCAGCGCGAAGGTTTGCACAGCTCGCTCGTGACCGCTCCGACATTTACCTCTATGTGGTCGGAGAGTTCGCGAAGGCATTCCCGATTGACATCGAGCAGGCTGTAGACGAAGTCCCAAACGACTAAACGGGGTGGCACAGAAGATTCTCTACTGTTCAGTGAGACATCTGAAGCGCCATCCCCGTGAGACTGACTTGACGTTCGAGGAGTTCGCCGAAGTCGCATGGGCCGGAGAGGTCTGGGAAAATCAAATCACAGAGATCGTCAAGGCCGTGATGTCGGTCCTGGCTAAGAGGACACTCTAATGGCTTTAGGCATATTCGACATTATCTTCAAGGTCACTGGCGCTGGTGATGCAGTCCAGGCACTGAAGAACATCAAGAACGAAGCAAAGCAAGCGGCTGATGGTTTGACGCAAACACAGCAGTCTGCTGGCAATCTCGCGAATCAGTTCAAAGGTTTACTCGCAGGAGCGGCTGTCGCTGGCTTCGCAAAATCCGCGCTCGATGCAGCTGTAAATTACGACAGTCTACAGAGAGCGCTGGCGACGACAGTCGGTTCTACCTCTGAACTCACAGCCGAGATGGACAGGCTTCGGAAGATTGCACTCCTCCCTGGTATCAACCTCGAGCAGACAGTCAAAGGTTTCATCCGTCTGAGATCCGCGAAGTTTGACGCCAACACAGCAGAAAAAGCACTCGCTGGTGTGGCGAATGCAGTGGCCTCGGTTGGTGCATCTGCCGATACAGTCGAGCGTGTCATCACCGCGATGTCACAGCTCGCCAACGGAACACAAGTAAACCAGGAAGAACTGAACCAACTTCGCGAAGCATTGCCATCGTTTGGTAAAGCAATGGAGGCGGCGTTCGGTACGCAATCAGCCGAGCAGATTCGCAAGATGGGCATCAGTGGTGCAGATGCGGCGAGACGCATCGCTGATGCATTCAATGCCATGCCGAAGGCATCAGCAGGACTCCAGACAGCAGTCGACAACGTAGCAGACACATACAATCAGCTACAGGTGGCAGTCGGGAATGTAATGGCATCGATGCTTATGGCGTTCGGTCCGACGGTTACATCCGCACTCGAATCGACGACGAAACTCATCCAACAGATGACCACGGCTGGCACTGCTGCGAATGCAATGTTCAAAGGTTTGGTCGCTCTCGGTCTGGCTGCGTTCATCGTGGATTTGTCTAGTAAATTCGGAATGTTTGTCAAGGCGTTATATGCAACGGTGACAGCGCTTCGTGCATTAACTGTCGCTGAGATCGTGGCAAAAGCAGCTGCGAATCCAGCGGCGGCTGCGGGTTCAATTGCAGCCATCATCGCGGCGGCTGGTCTTTCCATTGGTGCGTTCGCCATCATGGACAAGATGTTCAAAACACCATCAATACCGCAGGTGGAGGCAACAGGAAACACCAAAGGCGCACCACTTCCTGCATTGCCACAAACGTCTGGTATTGGTCCAGCTGCGAGTGCAGCTGCAAGTGCAGCAAAGTCGACCGAAGGTAAAGGCGGAGGCCTCATCAATACCATGGTCGCCATCGCAGAATACGCAGCCAGGATGCAGGCCGCATTCGTCGATTTGGCAAAAGGTATGGAAGCCCAGTTGTTCGAGATTGCCAAGAACACTGGTTCGACTCGTGACCTGCTCGACCTTCGGAAGCAGACCTTCGGCGGTGGTCGCTTAGGCGCCATCGGTGTGACGGCTGCCGAACTCAATGCTGGCAACAACGCCACTAATCAGGGCGGAGTCGGCATTATTCCACAGACCTTGATTCCTGCATCGACTGACCTCGAGCGAGCGATGCGAAAGATGATGATCCAGCAGGGACGGCAAACACTCGTGACGGAAATGAGAAGAATCTAATGGCGACAAACTGGCCACTGCTGGTCGAGGTCGATTGTCCTGAGCCACGTCCTGACCTAGGACGCGTCTGTGTCGGTGCTGACGGAACTTCCTGGGACCGTGCTTATTCGACTGGCTGGTTCGACTCCGTCACAAATACCGTCATGCCTGCACCATTGCCTGTCACTGAAGGATGGTCCAGCAATTACAGCGGACTGTATGCTCGCATACCTCGAAGCTCGTACACGCTCACTACAGGCAGTGTATGGAAGCAGATGGAGATAAACGCGGCTGGTGATTATTACCTCACCGCAACGACACTCGGCACAGCAAACACGGAATGGGTGAGAACGACTTCATCCTATGTGGCGAATCAAGGCTGGTACATTAGCGCCTATGTTCCGAACTGGGTCGACAAAAGCGCATTACCATTCTTGCGAGTGCAATGGGGCTATGGATCCGCATCTACCATCGAGCTGGTGTTCCGCGGTGACGGAAGTTGCATCGTCTATAAGAATGGTATTCAGAAGGGCGTCTACGACCAAAGCGACACCAACAGGAATCCTGGTCGTAATGTAACGACATCGAGTGCCGTTGGTCAACGTCAGGTCAGCCTGATGATGCTTCCATTCAAGCGTCGTGAGTTGTTGGTGACATCGACATTTGGTGCTAACTTCTCGCACACATTTGAGGATCTCAACGACACGCCAGGTAACACAATCG